TTCTACGTTTGATGATGCTGCGATGGACATTCGCAACAACACCGTTGGGATACAGTTATTCCGAGAGGCGGGGATGAACAATTCTCCCCGTGAGCTTGCTCGCATGGTTGATAACAAGGTTTTCGAACAGTTGGACATTATTTTGGGCAGGACGCCTGCCGAGCAGACCACCCCCGCGTCTGATCAACCGGGGGCCCCGTATAATTTTGAGTCACCGGAGGGCGGGATAGATGTTTATTTCCCAAGGGACCGGTCAGGATTTTTTGATACCAGTTATGTTTATGACGGGAAAAAGTGACCTACGCTCTTGTCTATGTTAGGTTGACGTAAAGGAGATTATACATGGCGCGTGAACCGATTGCCGGGATAGTAGAAACTACGGTCCCTACGCAGCTTGATCCGGAGGATTTGGCGGCAGAGGTAGAGCTGGAGCTCCCGGGTAGCCAAGAGGCCGTAGCTTTTGAAGGTATGGCCGAGGGCATGGACATTGAGATTTTGCCCGAGGACGATGGCGGTGTTGTGATCGACTTTGATCCGCAAGACCAGCGCGGGCAAAACGATGACTTTTATGCGAACTTAGCAGAGGAAATGCCAGATCGTGAGCTCGGGCGTATTGCCAGTGAGCTGCTGGGCGAGTTCGATGCTAACAAAGCGAGCCGACAGGAGTGGGAAGATGCTTACGCCAACGGTTTGGAGCTTCTTGGTTTCTCCTACGAGGAGAGAACCCAGCCGTTCCGAGGAGCTACCGGTGTTACGCATCCCTTGCTTGCAGAGGCGGCTACACAATTCCAAGCGCAAGCCTTTAACGAGTTGCTGCCAGCGTCTGGCCCGGTGCGTACTGCGATCATCGGAAGTGAAACTAGGGAAAAACAGCAGCAGTCTGACCGCGTAAGGCAGTTTATGAACTACTACATCACCAATGTGATGGAGGAGTACACGCCTGAACTGGACCAGATGCTGTTTTATTTGCCGTTGGCGGGCAGCACGTTCAAGAAAATCTACTACGACGAGACGATGGACCGCGCTGTAAGCAAGTTTGTGCCTGTTGAGCAGCTTGTGGTGCCGTATGAAACGTCAGATTTGGAGACTTGCCCCAACATTACGCAGGTTTTGCGTATGTCTCTTAACGATTTGCGTAAAAAGCAGGTCGCGGGCTTCTATTTGGACATGGATGTCATCCCGGCACAGGCGGAAGCAAGCAGCGTGGGCAGCGAAATCGACCGTATCGACGGTGTTTCGCCGTCTCAGATCGATTATGACTGCACTTTGCTTGAGTGCCACGTTGATTTGGACCTTGAGGGGTACGAGGACAAGGATCAGGACGGTGAGCCGACCGGTATTAAGGTGCCGTATGTGGTCACCATCAGTCAGGACAACGGTCAGATCTTGTCAATTCGTCGTAATTACAATGAGGACGACGAAAACAAGAAGAAAATCCAGTATTTTGTGCACTATAAGTTCCTTCCGGGCTTTGGCTTCTACGGTTTGGGGCTTATTCACACGATTGGCGGGCTGTCACGGACCGCCACGGCGGCACTGAGGCAGTTAATCGATGCTGGTACGTTGTCCAACCTCCCAGCGGGTTTCAAAGCCCGCGGACTACGGATCAGAGATGACGATGACCCGCTTCAGCCCGGTGAGTTTCGCGATGTGGACGCTCCCGGAGGGGCTATCCGTGACAGCCTGATGCCGCTGCCCTTCAAAGGCCCTGATCAGACGCTATTTAACCTGCTTGGGTTCGTGGTAGACGCTGGTCGGCGCTTTGCAACCATCACGGACATGAAAGTTGGCGATGGCAATGATCAGGCGGCGGTTGGAACGACGCTTGCGCTGATTGAGCAGGGCTCTCGGGTGATGAGTGCGGTGCACAAGCGGCTTCATTACGCCATGCGGATCGAGTTCAAGATTTTGTCTCGGGTGATGGCAGAAAGCCTGCCGCCGGAGTACCCGTATGCGGTTGAGGGCGCGGAGTCCGCGGTCAAACAGACGGATTTTGATGATCGCGTAGATGTTTTGCCGGTCTCTGACCCGAATGTGTTCAGTCAGGCGCAGCGGATCACGCTGGCGCAGACCAAGTTGCAGTTGGCTGGTGCGGCCCCTGAGATGCACAATATGCACGAGGTATATCGTGACATGTATGATGCTTTGGGCGTCAAGGATGTTGATCGGATCATGCGTAGGATTCCTGATGAGGAGCCGACACCCAAGGACCCTGCACAGGAGAACATTGATGCTATGGATATGATCCCTCTGAAGGCGTTTGAGGGTCAGGAGCATCAGGCTCACATCATGGCGCACATGGTCTTCGGCTCTACGCCCATGGTGGCTGGTATGCCCGCTATGGCGATGGCGCTTCAGAAGCACATCATGGAGCATGTGCAGATTGCAGCGCAGGAGCAAGCCATGCAGGCTATGGCACAGCAGATGCCACAGGCGGCTCCGGAACAGATGGAGTTGGCTATGCAGGGGCTTGTTGCTCAGTTCATTGCCGAGGGTATGCAGCAGGTTAAGCAGCTCTCGCAGCAGGTATCTGGTCAGGGGCCCGACCCGTTGGTCAAACTCAAGGAGCAGGAGCTTCAGATTCGGGCACAGGCCGAACAGGCGGATGCACAGGTGGATCAGGCCAAGCTCAATCTCGAGGCACAGGGTCAGCAGATGCGATCCGATCAATTCCAGCAGCGGTTGGCGAGTCAAGAGCGGCAGACCGCGGCACGTATAGATGCTGCCATGCAGCGAGAATTTATTAAAGGAAGGGGTCAGTAACCCCTCTACGGGAACGGGAACATGGTGGATCCGGTAACGGCGATGGCTACCGCCTCGGCGGCATTTGGGGCCATTAAAAAAGGTTTTTCTATAGGTCGGGACATCGAAGCGATGGCATCTGACCTTTCGCGCTGGATGGGTGCATTATCGGACCTAGATCAAGCCGAAAAAGAGGCCAAAAACCCCCCTATTTTTAAGAAGCTATTCGGTGGCAAGACCGTCGAACAAGAAGCTATTGAGATTTTTGCGTCCAAGAAAAAGGCGCAGAAACAGCGTCAAGAACTCCAACAGTGGATCCAATACACCATGGGGCAATCTCATTGGGACGAACTGATCCGCATGGAAGGCCGGATCCGTAAGCAACGTCAAGAGACCTTGTACGCGCAAAGAGAGCGGCGTCGGAAGTTTGTAGAAGTTGCCTCTATAATGTTTTTTGTTTTGGTGGTCATTGGGTTCATTTTCTTCTTGATCTGGCTATACGTTGAACGGGGGTAGCAATGACTAAAAAATTTCAACCGGATACGTCATACGCTCAATATGATCTGGACGGAGACGGGGAAATCACGGATGAGGAGCTGGCTCATGCCAAGGAGATACGTCAGGCCGAGCATGAGATGCGTAAGCTGCGGGCTCAGCGGCGTATGGCAACTGCTAGTCTGGCCGCTATGGGAGCGTTTACTGCGGCCATGTTTTTTGTGGAGATAGAGCGAGTAGAGGCTCTGTCTGACATCAGTAACTTGTTTTACATCAGCGGCGCGGGCATTGTGGGGGCGTTTATGGGCGCTACAGCTTGGATGGCTCGGAAGTGATTGATGCTTTTTTGCTTTTGGTTTATCTCGGGACGGGGGAATTTCGTAAATTAGAGTCCGGCAACATGTATTTTTATTCTGTTATTGAATGCAATTATTTTGCAAATCAGGTCTCTAAGCGTTATGGCAACTATGGTTTTATTCAAGACATGGATCCCAAGGACCGTGTCACAGCGTATTGTATCCCAAAACTGGTGGACCCTGAGATAATAAAGGTTTATTAATGATAATGTGGGACATGCACAATAGGACTACGCCGGAACAAGCGGAAGCGAACAGGAGAAGGCGAGATGCTGCAAGCACTGATTGGCCCCGTGACGGGGATTCTGGACAAGTTCATAGAGGACAAGGATCAGAAGAACAAGTTGGCTCACGAAATAGCGACCATGGCCGAAAGGCAGATGCACGAAGCCAACATGGGGCAAATAGAGATCAACAAGGCCGAGGCGCAACATAGGTCTATATTCGTTGCCGGTTGGCGACCTTTCCTTGGTTGGGGCCTAGCCACCGCCATGATTTGGCACTTTGTTTTAGCGCCGGTTACCATGTTTGGTTTTGCATATGCGGGCATGGAAGCTCCGGACTTGCCGACATTTGACATGGACAGCTTGATGACTGTTCTGTTAGGCATGTTGGGTCTTGGCGGTCTTAGGACCGTAGAAAAGGTCAAGGGTCTTACAAAGTAATGGAAGCAAACTTCTTCAAAAGCCTTGAGATGGTGTTGAAGCACGAGGGCGGTTTTGTCGATCATCCGGAAGATCCGGGAGGCGCTACGAATAAGGGGATTACGCACAAGACGTATTCTGATTTCCTTGGTCGCCCGCTTGAGGATGTAAGCGAACTTCAGAACATTCCGGATGATCATGTAGAGCTGATTTACAAGCAGGGCTATTGGGATAAGGTCAAAGGAGACCAGCTTCCCGCGGGCGTAGACTTTTGTATTTTTGATTGGAGCGTGAACAGCGGTCCGGGACGCGCAGCTAAGGCTTTGCAGAAAACTGTAAGTGCTTCGCAGGACGGGGCTATTGGTCCTCAGACGTTAGCTGCGGTTGAAAAGAAAGACCCGATGCAGATTATCGAGGAAGTAACAGCAGAGCGGGAACAATTCTATCGCTCGTTGCGGACGTTTGACACGTTTGGCAAGGGCTGGTTACGTCGCAACGATGAGACATGCGAGTATTCTTTGTTGCTCGCGGGAGGTATGACATAAGTGGATGAAGTCTTCTTTGCTGACGCTGTCCTACGCATTGTGAGGGACAGGCGGTTAGCAGTTCAGGACCTGTTGATTTACGACAACGTCTCGAACATGGAGCAGTATCGTGAGCTCATGGGGAATTTAAAAGCCCTAGATCACGTGGAACAGGAACTCAAGAGCCTGCTAGATAAACAGGAGCGCAACGATGGTTGATCTTGCTGGTGCCTCACAAGGCGCTGAAAATTTAGCATCTGCATATGTAGATGTACCGACGGACAAGAAGTTGGACCCCGAGGCCATCGGCGGTTCTCTCTTAGAAAGAATGCCAGAGCCCACCGGTTGGCGTCTGCTTATTCTCCCTTACCGGGGGAAAGGTAAGACCGACGGGGGCATTTACCTTCCGGACAAGGTTGTTGAGGAAAACACGGTATCCACGCAGGTGGGTTACGTCCTGAAAGTTGGGGAGCTGGCATATAAGGATTCCGAAAAGTTCCCGTTTGGGCCGTGGTGTGAACAGGGCGATTGGGTCATGTTTGCGCGATATGCGGGCTCGCGGTTTCGGATAGACGGCGGGGAAGTCAGGATTCTCAACGACGATGAAATCTTGGCACGAATCAAAGAACCCGAAGACATTCTTCATTTCTAGGAGTACGTGATGGCTGAAGAAAAAGCTCAAATTGAGCTTGAGCTCGAAAACGAGGTTGAGGTTGAGATCCCTGATCAGGAGCAGGAGCAGGAGCAAGACAATTCGCCTGTTGAGGTGGCTCAAGACGAGGATAATTTTGAAAAAGCGGAAAATGCTACGCAGAAGCGTATTGACCGGTTGACTAAAAAAATGCGTGAGGCTGAACGCCAGCGAGAAGAGGCGCTCAAATATGCACAAAGTGTGCAGGCAGAAGCGCAGCAGCTCAAGCATCGAATGGACACGCTGGACACCAGCTATGTGCAAGAGTACAGCAACCGCGTAGAGAGTCAGATGGCCTCTGCGGAAAGTGAGCTTGCTCGAGCCATGGAAGTTGGTGATACTAACGCGGTTGTGGAAGCACAGCGCAAGATCACCCGGCTAGCTATTGAGAATGATCGTGCAGAACAGGCTAAAGCCCAGCAAGAGCGAAGCGCAAAGGCGGTTGAATCGCAGTCGGCGGCGCAGGTTCCTCAATCTAATGCGCCGCCAGAGCCTCGCCGACCGGATCCGAAGGCTGAATCGTGGGCGCAAAAGAATGAGTGGTTTGGTTCTGACGAGGCCATGACCTATGCGGCGTTTGGTATCCACAAGAAACTAGTTGAATCGGAAGGGTTTGACCCCAAGACCGATGATTACTATACTGAACTTGACAGGCGTATGGGGGAAGAGTTTCCACATAAGCTTGGCAACTCCGGGGGAAGCAAGCGGCCCGCTCAGACCGTAGCTTCTGTATCCCGCAATACATCTGGGCGCAGCAGTGGGAAAAAGGTTAGACTCACCCCTAGCCAAGTCGCGATTGCGAAGAAATTGGGTGTGCCGCTTGAAGAATACGCAAAGCACG